GCCCGGCGGCCCCCCTGTCGCCTGGGCGACCTGAGTCTGGGCCTGACCAATCTGTTGAAGGACAATCTGAGCGTACTTCTCTAGCCTTGCGGCCTCGTCGGGCCTGCCCATCTCGCGGGCGGCTTGGGCGTTCCGGCCCAGGAGTTCGGCCATCTTGAGGCCGGCCACGACAGGGTTCTTGTCTGCCTGCTCAGCGAGCCAGCGCCGGTACTCGGCGTTCGGGTCCTTGAAGTGCAGAAGCTCGTCGTAGATCGTAAGGAGGCTGACGCCGAGTTTCTGCCAGAAACCGGCGATGGTAGCCTCCTGCTGCCTGAGGAGCGGGAGGTCGGCCCTGACCTCAACGTCGAGCCAGTATTTCTTGCTGAGCCGCTGCCTGTTGAAGTCCTCCCACCACGGCTGGCCGCGCCGGTCGATGCCCCGGAGCTTCATAGTACGGCCGCGCGCGATGTACTGACGGATCGCCTCTTCGGTGGCGGCGCGGTAGGCGCTCTTCATGGCGTTGCGCTGGGGGTCAAGCACGATGTCAATGGCGCCTTGGAGCTGGGAGATAGCGACCCCTGTCAATTCAAAGGGCAACTGCCCGTAGACCGAGGCCGGCACAGAGCCCCGCTGCTCCTCGCCCTGCACGAAGGAAAAGAACTCCTTGGCCTCCCTTGCCATCTCCGGCATAGAGGCAGGCCCGAAGCTGCCATCCGGCTTCTCCAGAATCCTAAAGGGCCGCATGGCCTGGGCGATGTTAGGAATCTTTTGTCCAATAGAGACCCAGGGCCCAACGGCTCCGTTCCTGATGTAGATGCTAAAGAGGGAGGCGATGCGGTTCTTCCAGGCGTACATGGTGCGGTTCGGCGCGTAGATAGAGTCCCACCTGTCCACCATGTAGGTCTTGTCGCCGCGTTCCTGGACCTTCTCGCCGATAGGGGCACCGGAAACCCTGGTCACGATGACAGGGATACGCTTCTGCTTGTGAAGCGCCGTATGGTCCGTGGCCTTCTTCAGTTCCTCCGAGCCGGTGACGACAGAGTTCCAGACGTGGCCGTCCCGGTCTCGCCACCAGGCGTTCCAGACCTCAACCGATCCATTGGCGGCGGCCTTGACAGTGGTGTTCCAGCGGTCTTCCACGTCGTACTTCTCGGCCATGTACTGCCGCGAGAAGTACACGAGGTCGTCGGCGCCGACCTCCCAGACGCACTCTATGGGGTCGAACAGGTTAGCATCGAAGGGGTCCTCTCTCACTTGGTCGAGCCACATCTGCTGGACAGAGCCGCCCCGGATGGCGTGATACCAGGCCATGTCCCACTGGTAGGCCATCTCGACCCGTCTTGCCCTTACATCATCAACGGTGCGCCAGAGCCCTTCGGCGAAGCGTTCATGGGCCGAGATTTCGTCCTGCTCACTCTCTCCCTCAGCTTGGTAGGTATCGCCCCTGAAGCCGACCGGCCACTTGTTGAGGGCCGTGATGACGACATTAGCGAAGACGCGGGGCCCATTGCCGGTGAAGGACGGGAAGTCCTGGGCCCGCATTGGCCCCAGGGTCGCCAGTTCCTCCAGGATGTATCGTTCCAGGCGCCACAGCTTCTCGTCCTCAAGCTGCTGGTCGATGCGCGTCTGGTGGCGCTGCCGCAGCGTGTCGTGGGCGGCCCTTATGTCGCGGGGATAGGAGCCGGCGTCAATCTTAGGCACCGAGTTCCTCCAGGTAGCTGACAACGCCGTACCCTGTCTGGGTCTGGGCATCGTCGGCCGCCATATTGGCGATCATGGCCGCCACCAGGAGGTCGTCCCTGGCGTTCGGCCGCGTGTAGACGTGCCCCTCGTCGTTGACCTGCATATCAAACGCCTGTCCCAGCAGTTCGGTGTCCCAGGTCCTCACGTCGCCGGCCTCCAGGGCCTTAGCGAACTCCGCGCACATGAGGCGCTTGCTCTTCTGGGTGGTAAGCCAGCCGGGCTCAGAGGTCGTTTCACCATCATAGTACCGCTTCTGTCGCCAGATATGGGGATACTGAATCGACTCCTTGAGCATGACAAGGACGGAGGGATTGTTCCGCTCGACCGCGATCATGGCATCGCCGTACTCCCTGCCGAGACGGGCCAGCTCGTGAGCAAACAGATGCTCCGGCCAGCGCCCGTGCAGGGAGGCCACGTGCTGGCCGCTCTTGCAGTCGAGCACCACGGCCGCCGAGAAATCGCCGTCGGCCCGGCCCTTCGCAGTATCGGCCCCCACGACGTAGCTATGGCCCACGCCGAAGGGCTCCCAACGTCTAAGCGTCCCGCCGCCCAGGATATCCTTCTCTTCCATGAGGGGCCTGGCCTCTGCCTGCCCAATGAGCCGCATAACGAGGTTGGCGTCGAAGATGCCGATGCCCGAAACCAGGAAGCAGGTCTTGTCGTCCTCGGGGTACTCCTGCTGGAAGAAGACGCCCAGCTCGCCCTTCTTGTCGCGCCGCCACTGGAGGTTTGCGGCCTCCAGCTGGAAGCCTTGCCGTGTCGCCGTCTCCAGCAGGTCAAGCTCCTCAGACGTGGGATAGAGGGTGCCCCTAACCTCCGTCCTGTACTCGTGGGCGCTCCACCACCACGGCAGGAAGATGGCCTTGTAGTCCATGAGCCCATCGCGGGCCTGGACATACTGTTTGTGGAAGAGGTTGCCCCGCCCGTTAGGGGTACTCTCGATGCAGAGGTAGCCTTCCTGGGGGATGGCCTGGGTAAGGCCGATCATGATGCGTTCGGCGTCCAGCCACTGGGCCATCTCAGATGTGTGGCACCAGTGGATCGTATCGCCACGCCCGAAGCTCCGCTGCCCCGCCGTCCCGATATACAGCCGCGACCCTGTCCCCTTGGGGGGAGCCGGGCTGACAAAGTACTCCTCCGTCTCGTGCTTGAGCGCCGGCCTGTCCTCAGGCGGGATCATGGAGAGCGCCAGGTCCACGATAGACATCAGGCGCTTCGTGGCGTTCCGCTCATGGGAGATGATGGCCCCTGAGAAGCCTTCAACGAGGCAGAACAGAAGGGCTCCCTCCAGCTCCTTCCAGGTCGAGTGCCCCCCCTGCCGGTGCTTGAGAACAATCTCCTTCTTGGCCCTGTGCTTCTGATAGTAGAGCTGCTGGGCGTTCGGCCGGATGGTCTGGATGCCCTCGCCCTTGGTCCGGATGTGACAGAACTCCGGCACTAGCACGGGCAGCCTATCGATGACCGCCGCACACTTGCCCCAGAACGTGCTCTCGTTCAACGCCCCCTCTGTGTCCTCTTCCTCGCATAGCCACCCCTGGGCCCCAGCCGCCCAGCCTCTTCCATGTGCAGGCTCATCGCCACCGCCTGCGCCTGGGGCTTCCCTTCATGCATGAGACGGCTCACCTTGGCCGACACGCGCTTTCTTCCAGCCCCACGCGGCTTGGCTGCCCGATGACGCATCACTTGCCCCTCTTCTGATTCGCCTGAGCCGTCACGACTGGTTTCTTGCTCTTCTTCTTGTGCTTGCCCTTACGCCGGCCCACTACGCCACCCCCTTCGGAGCCCTGCGGGGCAGGAGCGTCTCGGAAAGGCCCTACTTCCCTTGTTCTCCCTGCCCCACAAGGCCAAAGGGAGACCCCGATGGGTAGGGCCTCCCTAACGCACAATATACCACAAGCGAGAGCGCCTACATCCAGAGTTCCCACACCCATACCGCCTTCGCCCACCCCGGCCAGTCTAGCACCCACGGCAACGCCCGAACCCCAAACCAGTACCCTAGAACCGGCACCCCTATCAGGAACCCTACTAGATACTGCCACCACGGCTCCTCTAACTCGTCACTCACCTTTGTACCTCCCACTCTGAAACACCATCGACCAATACCCCCTATTGGAGAAGAGGGCAGAAGCTTATAGCATAGCGCGGGAGCAGAAGGTGGGGTGCCTGCCCATGCCCGCCCTCTCGCGAGAGCCTACCCCTGGGGGCTAGGGTGCAGGGTGACATAACTACCAGATTACGAAGGGTCAGGCGGGGGTGCAAGGCCCTCTACCTGTGGGGGCTCGGGGGAGTTGGCGGCCCTATCGAAGGCATCTCGGAGCTTAGAGGAGCCTGTAGCCTCCTTACGCTCTCTAGACTCGCGCATGATACCAATCGCTGCATCGTAGGCGTATCTGCCACCACGTTTGAGGTTATCAGCCCAGGCTTGGGCTGCTCCCGGTTGTGATTCGATCAGGATGAAGTTCGCGGCTCCCCTAGGACCCGAGCGGATGCTACGTTCTGCCTGGGCGAAGTAAGAGTTAGAGCGTCTCCAGAGGGCTACGGATTCTTGGGAGACGTGGATAGCGTCACAAGTGGCGGTAACGGAGGCAGTGTAATCTTGGGCGAGTAGGAGGAGCCACTGGCGCTGTCTGGGCGTGAGCGCGGGCTGGGGGATATCGACAGGAGACAGGTCTCGGCGGTGGACGAGGCGGGGACTCAAAGATTCAGGGTGTTAGGAGTAGGGGGGAAGAAAGCTCATCTTGCTGCACGTGCATGTTTCTCCTGAAGGCGGCGCCCGTAGCGATACCAGCCACGGCCGGGGTTGGGCGGAAGCCATCGCGCTC